GGCGGTGGCACAGCCCAAGTAGCCAATAACACAGCAAGCCAGATTAAGTATTTTCCACATTCTTACACAGCTACAGACCTGCTAGTGCAGACAGACGCTCAGGCTTTGGATATTGCTCAGGCTTATACCGCAACACGGGCAGAGACCACTCTACGGGTTGATGCCCTCACTCTTGATCTAAACACTGCTGACTATGCGGCTGGCACAACCGCTGCCCTTACCCTAGATTTCTTTGACACCATCCGTGTTAAGAACGTAGGGCAAGACGGCACAGTTATTGACAAAACTTTGCAATGTATGGGAGTGGCACACGAAATTACTCCAGGCACTTGGAATACCACGTTTGTAACATCTGAACCAATCATCGACAGTTTCATAATAGGCAGTTCTTTATACGGTATAATCGGCACGTCAGTAATGACATATTAAGGGGTAATAAATGGCAACAGGATTTCCAGCAAGCACCGGAGACGTTCTCTCAGCTGCAATGTATAACGGGTTTGTAACCTTTACAGTAGATGCAGACTCGACCGCGGCTACCTATACAGCTGTTTTAGATGACGCTTATCAGGTTTTAGTCCCTATCAACAGCGCAACAGCAACTGCATTTAAGATTCCTACCAATGCTTCAGTAGCCTTTCCAGTAGGCACAGTCATTACAGTATTAAACAAAGGTGCAGGACTTTGCACGATCAGCGCGACTACCTCAGGCACAACCACAGTTCTATCTGCTGGCGCAACAGCCGCATCTCCTACCCTTGCACAATACAAGACCGCTGCTTGCATTAAGACCGCAACAGATGTCTGGTATGTAGTTGGTGCTATCGCCTAATGATTGGTAACTCTATTGCTGGATTCTTGGGAACGGGTGTTGCAGTATCGGCATCATCCTATGAATCTATTGCAACTGCTACTGGCACTGGGTCAAGTGCAACAATTACATTTAGCTCCATCCCTGGCACTTACAGTCATTTGCAAATTCGCGGTATTACAAAGACAACTCAAACTGGTTCTCTAGCACTACAACTAAGAATTCAACTAAATGGTGATACTGGAACAAATTATGCAAATCACCAATTAAGAGGCGATGGGAGTTCGGCAGCTGCTTCAGGTCAAATTACTCGTTCATACATAAACAGCACCGATACAAACGCTTCAAGTGCAACAAGTCCTACAAATATGGCAAACATCTTTGGTGTGACAATCATTGATCTAATTGACTATGCCTCAACTACTAAGAACAAAACTGTAAGACACTTTTCAGGCTTAGACGCTAATTATGCAAGTGCTGATTTAGAAATAAATTTGGGCAGCGGTTTATGGTTGAATACGGCTGCTGTTACAAGCATCACTTTATCTTCTACTGACAATTTCACTTCAACCACAACTTTCGCCCTATACGGAATTAAGGGGTAACAAATGCCAGCAACTTACGAACCGATAGCAACACAGACACTTGCATCTGCCGCTGCTTCAATTACCTTTAGTTCTATTGCTGCTACTTATACGGATTTACGGTTGGTGCTTGTAGCAAATGGAACAAGTGTCGATAACCGAAGTGTTCGTTATACTTTTAATGCTGATACTGCTACAAATTATTCTAGAACTCGTTTAAGCGGAGATGGCGCAACTGCAAGTTCTGATAATGCCACAAGCCAAGCCAACATTGCACCTTTCACTTCATTAACAAGTTTAACTATTCCAACCTTTTACGCAATAGATGTTTTTTCTTATGCTGGATCAACCTATAAAACTGTTTTAGCCTCAGGCAATGTTGATAAAAATGGTTCTGGTGGAGTTAATTCAGCAGTTGGTTTATGGCGTTCAACTGCTGCAATCACTTCAATTGAAATAACGCTCAATTCAGGAAACTTTAATATCGGCACAACCGCCACCCTATACGGAATAAAGGCGGCATAATGGCTAATACATATACTTTGATTAGTTCTCAAGTGCTTGCGGCGACTGCTACAACCATTACTTTTAGTAGTATTCCTTCAATTTATACGGATTTAGTTTTACGAATCAGTGCAAGAAGTGACGGTGCTGCCCAAGTAGTAAGCACACGATTAAGATACAACGGAATTACTACAACTACTTATAGCCGAACTTTATTACAAGGCAGCGGTTCTGCTGCTACTTCAAGTAGGACATCGAGTTCTTCTCAACACGTATTTATTATTGACGGTGCTACTTCAACTGCAAACACTTTTGCAAGCACGGAAATATACATACCTTCATATACTGCATCACAGAATAAAGCAATCTCTGGTTTTTCAGTTTCCGAAACGAATGCAACCGCAGCAGAAATGACTACTGACGCTTATTTATGGAGCAACACCGCTGCTATAAATGCAATAGAAATTTCACTTAGTTCAACCAATTTTTTAATTGACTCATCATTCTATTTATACGGCATCTCGAACTCATAAGGAGAAACAATGACAAAGGCAATCGAAGTAAACTGCACAACTGGCGAGGTAACAGAGCGTGATCTGACCGCTGATGAACTACAAGCACAGGCAGATTCAGCGGCTCAAGCTGAAGCAGACCGCCTAGCAGCAGAAGCAGAAGCAGCAGAAAAGGCAACCGCTAAGGCTGCACTCCTAAAGCGTTTAGGCATTACTGCCGATGAAGCGGCGTTGCTACTAGCGTGAAACCACGTTTAAGCAAAAGTGTTATTCAGCTTCGAGAGCAAGTAGATGACACATATCCGAACCGCGACCGTAGAACTGACGGCACTATCGGAGACAGTAAGCATGACAGTAAATCAGACCATACGCCTGATGCTACTGGGTGGGTTCGTGCCCTTGATATTGACGCAGACCTCACAGACCACAAATCTGAAAGTATCTACTTGGCAAATCAGATTCGTGCATTTGCAAAGTCTGATCCTGCTAAACGAATTAGTTATGTCATTCATAATAAGAAAATCGCTAGTCGAATCCTTAACTGGAAATGGCGTAAATACACAGGAATTAACCCACACACCAGCCATATCCACGTCTCGTTCAATAAGGGTAAAGCTGACACAGATGGTTCTTTTTTTGAAATACCTATGCTAGGGGGCACTAAATGAAAAATCCTTATTTCCTACTGTCTGGTGCGTTCTTGTCTGCTTGGGCAGCAAGTAACTTTGCAGCTGACTACCGCGCTGTCCTTTGGGCAATCCTTGCCGGTGTCTTTGGATATGCGACACCTAAGAAATGACCATCTCTAGCGCAAACTACACAGTAACAACTACACGTTCAGTAGTAGTAGCAGATGACCAAGCTGCTGAGGAAGTCCACTTTCACTCATCATCAGGCATTTTGTATCTTGGTGGCGCAGACGTAACTGTTGCTAATGGATACCGCATGGACAACGGCGATAAGGTTGTAATCCAGAATCACGGCAACGCTATCTATGCTGTTACTTCCGCTGGCACATCGAACCTATCAACGCTGGTAATTCAGAAGTGAACCAACAAGACTTCTTTACGCTTTACATAGCCACAGTTTCCATTATTGGTGGCTTGTCAGGCTATGTAATCACGCACTTACTTGGCGAAATTAAACGCCTTAACTCGCGTGTTGATGAGATTTACAACATACTCTTAGAGCGATAATTTAGACATGGCACGCAAGGTTAAAGTTCAAGACGATACATACTCAGCTTTAGAGATGTATTGCATTGGGCTGAACGAATACTATAAGGCTTTGCGCAAGGCTGGATTTACTGTAGATATTGCAATGGCAATGATTATGGACAAGGCCAGTTACCCAGAGTGGCTACTTCCCACGCCTATTGACTTTGACCCAGACAATCCGAACTTCACTCCCTATGAGGATGACGAGGACTAACCTTGAAAATCGTAGTGATAAGTGATCTACAAGTTCCCTTTCACAACCCAAAAGCAGTAGCCAACGTAGCAAAGTTTATTAAGAAGTTTAAGCCGGATGAGGTTCTTTGTGTCGGTGATGAGATTGACTTTCAGACGATTAGTCGCTGGAGTTCAGGCTTTGACGAACACTCCAAGACAATCGGCAGAGACAGAGACATGTGTGTCGATGTCATGTATGACCTACAAATCACACAGCTCTCACGATCTAACCACGGAGCGCGGCTCTTTAACGCCCTTTCTACTAGACTGCCTGGACTGATCGGCGCACCTGAACTAGAAATAGAGAACTTTCTTAGACTGCCAGAGTTAGGCATCAAGTATCACAAGAAGCCTTACGAGATTCCAGGCACTAACTGGATTATGGTGCATGGCGATGAACAGAGCACAAAGCCACAAGGGGGCATAACAGCCCTAGAAGCCGCTAAGAGACACGGAAAGAGCGTAGTCTGTGGACATACACACAGGCAAGGAATATCCTCTTATACGCAATCCTCGGGCGGTTTAGAGGTATCTAGATTAGTAGGCTTTGAAGTAGGCCATATGATGGACACACGTCAGGCTTACTACACCAAGGGCACCTTTAACTGGCAGGCAGGCTTTGGCGTTATCTACACAGATCGTAAGCGTGTCTTGCCTATAGCTGTGCCTATTGAAAAGGATGGTTCTTTCCAATTTGAAGGCAAAGTCTATGGCTGAGAGCCTATGCGGTGAGGAATGGCTAGGTTTCGAGGATGATTTCGTTATCAAATTGTTATCAAAAAAGACCACAATGAGGTTGAAATAGCCTTGACATAGTGCGACCCTTTAGGTGTTGGCGAAGCAAAGTAGCTGACATAAAGGGGCTACAAATGACTAGAACAGAAACGCTAGACGCATTAGATGACTTAATGCAGACTATGGCCAATCTTGGTAATGACGATTTATCAAAGGTATTTCATAACTTATACCTTGAAATTGAAACCCTTGATTTCTCACAGTTAGTCGAATCTACGATTGACGCAACAGCCGCAATTAGAAATGATTACATGTGCGGATTTTGTCATCTCCCAGTTGTCGCAACTCATTGCTATGGATGTGGCGATTACAAAGGCGTATTGACTGCTGCTGAATATGCAAAGTTTGTGGCTGCATAATGATAGACCTAACCTACTTTGAAGCTGTAGGGCTATTATGTTTTAGCCCGTTGGTTGTGTTCTATGCCTATTGGCAGGGTTACAACAGAGGCAAGCGCGAAGGCTGGCATGCTGGCCGTTCCCTATTACGCATACCGGTTCGCAATGATCGCTAATGAACTCCTTACTGAAAGCACCAAACTCCTCTATGACAGAGGTTTGCAGTATGGAGACCCAACTGCTAATCACATACGAATTGCGCAACTTTGGAGTGCGTATCTCAATCGTGGCATCGAACCTCACGAAGTCGCAATCTGTATGGCACTCGTCAAAATCTCGCGTTTGTCTGAGCAAGCAACGCATCACGATTCATACGCAGACGCTATCTCATACATGGCGATTGCAGGACATATCGCACTTACCGACTTCGACAACGATCTTGATGCTTACTAAGGCAAAGCATGGAGTCTGGTGCGATTACTGCAAAAGCAGGTTTGGTATCCACAATCCATTAGGAACAACACAAGCTGCTTGGACAGTAGTCAGCGAACTACCTAAGAGCCACGGGCGCAAGCGTTCTTACTGTAATGACTGCGCAATAGATGTATCTAAGTGGGCTGATGGCTCATACTTCTCATTAGATCAACAGATAGAGTATGCAAAGACCAATGGCAACACTACACAAGGAGTATTAAATGGCTTTTAACCTAGACAATTACGAGACAGTGGAAGTTCGCTTGGAAAAGTTTATTAAGGACTTTCCAGACTTCCGCATAGACACAGAACTGGAGAGTTTTGCAAATGATAGATTTATTGTTAAGGCTTATATATATCGGACTTTTGCGGATAGTGTCTCGTTTGCAACGGGATACGCTGAGGAAAAGATTACTGATCGCGGCGTTAATGCAACTAGCGCGTTGGAGAATTGCGAGACTAGCGCGATTGGTCGCGCACTTGCAAACGCTGGTTACGCAGCTAAAGGCAAAAGACCAAGCCGCGAAGAAATGGGAAAAGTCGCTAGAGTAACAAACGATAAAGCAAGTGAAGCCATAGCAAATGCGCCGCTGGCCATTAACAACACCTGGGATGAGTTTGTAGGCAAAGAACCAACACCAGAACCAGTAACACTTAATCAAGCTGCTGAAATGGTGCAACAGGCCTTTGGAGAAGCTGAGCCAATACCAACATGCTCACACGGCACACGCACAATTAAGCAAGGTGTTAGTGCGGCAGGTAAGCCTTGGCAAGGTGCTTTGTGTGAAGTCCGTGGTGCGTCAAAGGGAGACCGATGCGCACCTATTTGGTATGTCATGTCTAAAGAGACAGGCAAATGGAGATTACCGGAAGGAGTTGAATGATGGGTTACGTTGAAGTAACTAGACCAGATGGCACAATCGAATTCTACGGCGATGTGCCAATGCTAGTCTGCCAAATGTGTAACAATATCCCGGATCAGGATGAAGGCGTTTGGACAGTTAGTCTATCACCGCTGCAATGGCAATGCGAGAAATGTCATGCCGTCAATGGCTAATCATCGCAAGCACAGGGGCTACAAGACGCAACGCGTGGTGGCTGACTGGTTGAGGCAATGGTATCCCTACGCTGAATCTACCGGGGCTGGTAGGCAAGGCGAAGATATTACAGGGATACCATTCTCAATAGAAGTAAAGGCACGATCCGATTTCCAGCCTTTAGCCTGGATTAAACAAGCTGAGAGCAACAAGGGTGGTAAAATAGCCTTTGTAGTTAGCCGCTGTAATGGACAGGGCGAAAACGCTGAGGAATATTTAGCCTTCATGCGCTTAGGGGATTTAATGAATATCCTCAATGACCGCGCACCTAATAATGAACCTACCAGATGCAAACAATGTGGATCATGGATGATACAGAACGCCATATGCCACACGTGCCAACAAGGGGGAATCTCACTTGCCTAACTTTGATTATTGCTGCGACAGCTGCGCAGTTGTATATGAAACTACCGACAATCCAGAGAGCATTATATGCACTTGTGGTGGAACAATGACACGAGTATGGACTGCACCAGCAGTTGTATTTCGTGGGAAAGGCTTTTACAAGACCGATAACCGTTAAGCAAATCGTCTCACTATATGAGATGACACGCCCAAAGGAGACGCTCAATGTCATTCAATACACGCAAGGCCATTACACTTAACTTGCTAAAGTGCTTCAGGCACTTCGCGCAAGCCGCAACGCGGATCGCTTGCGCAGTAG